TCTGGAGCGCAGGGACAATGTCGTGTTCCTGCACAGGGAGGGTTGGACTTTCTTTGAGGAAAAGTCCCCCGAGATCGAGGGACTGTACTTGGTCTCCGGAAGCTGCGCCGACGGCGATTGGTACGGCTTATTCGATATGGTCGAAGACAGTTTGGTGGGAGAAGTGGACGAGCCTAATCCATGGCCCGTCGCATTTCTTCGAGTGCCTTCCCCTCCCGCAATTTGATTTGCAGGAGTTCGAGGGCGTAGGCGGGCATCGGACAGAACCCTTTCGCGTCCTCTCCTCTGAGCCAGTTCTTCACCGTCCCCGACGGGGCGTTGAGTAGCTCGCAGATCTCCGGTCGAGTCAGACCATGCTTCTCCACAAGCTTGCGCAACTTCCGGTTGTTACTGGCGGTGTAGCTTAGCTGTTTCTTTTCAGGCACGAACCCCTTGTCCCCTAGCGACTCGTATATCCGCAGATACTTGAGTAGCCTAGTTTCTGGGATGTTCGAGGCAGTAACAAGCGCCCTGATCGTCCAGCCGGAAGCCCGCTTCTCAGCAAGCTTCCTGACCTCGGGCGCGGTAATGCTGTCAATCACGTCGCAGTTCCTCCAAGCTAGAGGGTGTGCGGCGATCAGACATTGCCTTGCAGAACTTGTCCCAGATCCACATGAGACTGGGGTAATCCTCCAGCCACTGGTAGATAACTTTTCGCTCACTCTGACCTCTGACGTAGTACCGATGGTCATCAGAGTAGGTGTACCAAAAGTCGTGCTTCCGGATTAGGTCAAAGAATTCAAACTCTTTTTCTTCCATGAGATTAGCCTCCTATCGTGTAGGTCTCATAGGCCACAAAGCAAAGATGTAAAACGAGGACCGCCAGCAAGGCGATCCAGTGTTCTCCAAGTTCATTCATTGGATTCGTCCCTCCTGTTTTTCTTCCAGCATTTCAATGCAATCATTGAGGAGCATCACCCAGTCTTTGATAATTTCCTTCTGGGCTTCAGGAGACATATCGCAAAATGTGGAATCAACATGGAAGCCGAGGTGACCTATCCTCATGGATAGATCGGCAACCAAGTAACCAAAGATCGCGTTTTCTGGCGTCTCCTCCTCGCTCAAAAATGCACTCATGCAATGTCCACCCCGCTGGCTTCAAGATCATCAAGCTTGGCACCGAGGAACGTGAGAATCGCGATTGCCTGTCTCTGCTTGTTCTGATCTGAATCAGTTTGCAGAGTCGCGATGGCGGCTTCCGCCGCCTGCTCGTACTGACCAGCGCCATTGAAGATCACCTCGAATTGATCGCTCGGCCTAACGCCGTCGAAGTCGATTACTTTCCCCATTACATTTCCTCCTCTACGAAGATGAGGTCGAATCCCCACTGGGTCTCACAGAAACCCCAAGGCGGGATGATCCCGCTGGTGACGATTGCCATTGATTGCTCGACGCCCCAGTAATGCGGGCCTGACTCCCAAGTGACTTGCCAGTTGGTCGTGTACCCGCGCTTCTGGCTCTCCTCGGGGGAGTAGATCTTCACCTCCCAGTTGGGATCTAAATCGGCTTCTGCGCAGTCCATAACGAGGGCGAGGTAGGCCGCGTTTGCGGCCTCCTCTGCTGACTCGAAGGTGTGCCACTGGATTCCTTTGATGTGCTTCATGACGCAATCTCCATGTCTTCAAGTGGCTGAACCAGCCGGTAAATGTTTCCCTCATAGGTGACCTGCCGAGGCCCGACGAAGCTGGGCTTGCAGTAGATCTTCTGCTGGTACTGAGGGTGATGCCTGAAGCGGGGATGCCGCAGGGTCTTCCAATGCCCGCGCCTGCGGTGAGGCTTGGGCGATGCGTGGGTGCCAGTCCCTTGGCTTTGGGTTGTGGGCATCCGATCCAGAAACAGGATCTTCGGACCACTCGCCACATTCCACGGTCGGGTCTTGTTCAGAGAGCTACGCTTCTCTGCCTTTGACTTTGGCTTGGTCGGCAACACTTCAACCATGTGCTTGTCGCCGTATTTTGCGTACAGCCAAGTCAGCAGGCTTCGGTCATAGGTGTTGCAGGCGTGAGCCGCCATTCCATCAAGGGAGTCGCCCCAATAGTTCTCGCACCCTATGGTCGGGAGGCTGGTAACCCTTACGTTAGTCCCCTCATCCGGAACGACAGACACCCATCCTTCCCAGACGTAGGTAAAAGGTTCGCCGATGTATTCGACTATGACCAGCCCGAACTTAACTCCTTTGTTGACGTCCTTGTCTTCCCACACTTCTTTCGGATACCCATGTAGCTCGAACAAGTTCGGGTTGTCGGAGTTTAAGAAGCAGGCCCAGATGTTCGCGTCACGGGTAACCGATGGCGCTCCATTTGAAGCTAGTCCACGCTTGGTTTTGTCTTCAAGGTGAACTTGCTCCTTGATGTGAATTACCCACTCGTCGAACACGGGTTCTGGAAGGTCGGCCTTGAAAATTTCTTCAGCCGCCAAGGTTTTTTGCAACGGCTGTCCCATTGGGGTGTCCACGAAGAACTCGTCAGCCAGATGCACAAGAGGGAGATCAAGGCCAAGCTTGATGATCTTCTCAATCCCATCTAGATCCCCTAAGACGTGACGGCCCTTCTTCAGGGCGCGTCTCACGATGTCGACATCAGGGCGCTTCATGACTCCACCTCCACGCCAATTTCAGCGGCAGTGAAATCGTCGGTATCCCAGCACTCCACCATGGGTTCGTACTCCCAGTTGTTCAGCGCCCAAACGCTGTCAGCGCCATCAACGCCGCCAGTGATTGCAAACTTCACAGCGCCATGTAGCTTGATGCCTCGTACCACCTCCTCGCGGATGCCCTTCTGAGTGAGCTTTACGTCGTACTCACGCTCTATCAGTTCTCCGCGTTCGTCCAGACACGCCAACTCAACGCCTCGACTCCGAACCACAGCGGAAAATCGCTTGGCGTTTTGTATGGCAATTGAGCGCTCCTCTTTTGCTTGCGCTATTAACTTAGAAAGATGTGCATTCATCACTCCACCTCCTGTTCGACTTCGCGCACGATCTCGTCGCACACGTCATTGGCTGAGTGATCAGAGATCACGATCATCGGCTCATGCTCGGACCCGTTGTTGTAGATCAGGCTGAACCAGCCGACGCTGTTGCCGCCATCGGTCTCGATGACCAGCGAGTCGAGGTCTCCTGCCGCGAGGTTTTTGATCACGTCGGCAAGGTCGCTGGAGTGCTCGATCATTGGCTCGTCTTCAAGGTAGATCGAGATCTGGTAGCCCCGCTTGAGGATGGCTTTGACCAGCGCCAGCAGGACGGGTCGCTCCCACTTGGGTGGATAGTTATCCATTGACCAAGTCAGGTTGCGGTCCTTCTCGGCGGCGACGTACAGATCTGCCAGCCGCGCCATCCGGTAAAGCTCCTCCGTTGCAGTCTTGATGCCCTCGAAAGAGCCACTCTCAATGCCTGCGATGTAGAGGGGCAGGATCCCTTCCCACGTTGGGGTCATATCGATAGTTTTCATTTCAATCTCCTTAAACTGGGAACGTGTGATTGCATCGGTCTCGGAAATCCACCCGCGCCTCGTCGAAGGACAGGTCGTAATGACCCTGCCCGAAGTAGCCTGCGGCGAAGTGAAACTCGGAAGTCCCGAAAGTTTTGTCTGGGCCGAATGGACTCCTGCCTCTGTCAAACAGGACGATGGCGTCAGTCCGGTTTGCCTCGATGTGAACGATGTCCCAGCCGTTGCGATCAGCGGCTCTCTGCAATGCCGCCATGCGGCTAATGGATTGAACTTGAGCATTCATTGTTGCTTCCTCTTGTTGGTTGCCCCGTTGGTGAGGGGACGGGTGGATTCCCGTGACGCGCCCTCTGCGGGGCGCTTGTTTCGGCTTGGTATCCCTCCAAGCAACTCATCAGACGGGTGGTCACATTCCTTGATTCGGGCAGTCCAGCGGCGGCGTTCCCGCAGACCTTTTTCGTGGCTTCTCGGTCAACTGCGGAGAGATGAACGGCTTGCCGCTGTGCCACAGATCGATGCCCAGTAGCCGCATCTTTTCGGTGTAGTTCTCGGCGGTCTCGAACATGGCGCGGACACCCCGACAAGCGTCATCGGGCAGAGCATCGTCGGGCCGCAGGCCATTCATCTCGGCAAGCAGTTCGTAAAAGTCCTTGCCGCCAAACTCGCCGTAGCCGTCGTAGTCATCTTCGATCCACTGGTTGCCCAAGTGGTCCACCATGTAGACGCGAAAGGTTCCGCGCTTCGAGTACCTGTTGGTGATGGATCGGCGGGTGTCGTTTGTCTTCCAGCTAAACATTCCCATTAGTTTTCTCCTCAATTTTTTTAGTCCACGCAGGCAGATGCGCGTCGGTTTCGTAAACGAGTCGGGGGCATCGAAAGCACTCCCAGTAATGCTCCCCGCATCTGTTCGAGATGGCGTAAAAGTCCAGCCCTCTCGACATCTCCTCGCCGCAGGCGCGGCACTCGCGTTGCTGGCTCATGACGCGGCCTCCTCATTGGCTTGCTTCAGTGCGGCTTTCGCCTCGATGAACTCCTCGCGGACAACCCACGGCAACCCGTAGCGCTTCGCGCAGATGGGTCCATAACCGTTGCTGACAGACTCGTCAGTGGTCAGGTCGCGGGAGCAGAAACAGCAGTTGCCATGCTGAGCGCCGTGAGCCTTGGCAGACCCGACAACATCGGAGCCAACCTCGGCGATGCGTTGCTTGACTTCATCCTCGACGCCACGCCCAGCGAAGAACTTGCCTTCGGGTGTGATCTTGCCGAGGTAGGGTCGGTCGCCGTAGGCATCCTTCTCGCCCTTGACGTAGACGCACCCAGCGTTGTGACCATGGGCGGGAGCCAGAGAGAACAGCAGATCTCCGGTGTTCACCTTGGGGCGCTTGATGCCAGCCTTGAGAGCTAGAGCGAAACGGTTCAGCAGATCAGTCATGTCGATCTGCGTCTGCGTTGCTTTCTGCTCGCGTTGCTTGGCCCAGTCCTCCTCGCGGGCAATGGATTGGTAAACGGCTTGCAGTTGCTTGGGTGACAGGTCGCCGCGCTTCTTGACCTGATCGAGCAGGGATGCGGCGAAGTCACTGTTGTTGCTGTTGAGCCACGCCAGTGCGGCAGGCTCGCGCTTGCCGAACTCCTCGACGTTTTCTTCCTTGCGTTTGATAGCCGCCTTGGCTGAGTAGGCGCGGGCCTTGATGCGTTGCTCTGGGCTGGTCTTGAGAAGCCCAGTGCCTCGGCACTTGCCGCAGTCCACGGTTCTCAGATTGACGTACCCGTAGGTGTATTTACCAGTGCCTCGGCATCGGGGGCAGTCGTAACCCGCCCGCTTGGTCGGCACCTTCATGATGTCGTGCGTTGCTAGATCATCGAACATGATCGATCTCCTGTTGGTGACCCCAGTGGTGTGGGGACGGAATGGATTCCCGTGACGCGCCCTCTGCGGGGCGCTTGTTTCGGCTGGTATCCCTCCAGCGGCTCATCAGACGGGCTACCTGTATGAAAAGATGTGTTGCGGGTTGTTGACGGTGTACCTTCTGCGGTTACCCCCCCACTCGATCTCCAGACTTTTGACGACGCGGCCATTGCCTTCAGTTAGCTGGCATTTGGGCAGGCTGTGCTCCAGACGGTAGCCGTCCTCGTCGTCTCTGCTGTACGCCACAATGGTGGCGGTGTTGATAGAGATGTGCGCGGTTACAGTCCAGACTGAGTCGAGCAGGCGGTGGGTTGCTTTGATTTTCATGTTGATTCACTCCTCAGTAAAAATTTTTGGGTTGCGGAAAAAATAAAGGGGAAGCGGCCCTCACCGCCCCCCATAGTTGGAAACCTTCAGGCCCGCATCAGTGAGAGCCTGAGAGTGGATAGAGCGAAGCTGTCGGTAACGGGTATCGAAACGCTTCCCGCCAGCCACAACCTCGGGGTCGTGGTCATGCCATTCGCGATAGTCGATCTGGGCACGGTTATCGAGGTCATCGATGAACACCGCGAGAAGGTCCAGAGGCACAGGCGTGGACTTCTTGATCAGCTTGCGGCTGAACAGGTCGAGGAACTTCACATAGCGCTCCTCAAGCTCTGGAGGTAGCGAGCCATAAGCGCACTCCTCGAAGTTTGAGATCTCGCTGTGGCAGTAATCAGTCCAGCGCCAGACGATGCCGAACGGTGCAGTTGGATAGTCAGTCATCACTGGTCTCCTTAAACGAGGTATGGGGTGTAGCCGTGGAAGGCTTCGTAGGATTTGGCGAAGGCCTCAAGCTCTCGCTTGGGAAGCTCCGGCTCATCGATGAAGCGCTCGACATAGGTATCGAACTGCTCGGCCTGCCTCTGCTCGATGCGTTCCGCGACGTCATGCCAGCGGTCGCTGTCGGGGTCTATTGAATCCAGCTTCGCCTGTCCGGCATCCACGATTTCGCAGTAGCGGCGGTCGGCCTTGTACAGGCGCTCGATGGCGCGTTGGTAGGTCGGGTTGATTGCTTGGTGTTGCATATCGTTTCTCCTGTTTTGTGATGGGCGTGGTGGCCCGTTGGTGTGGGTCGTTTCGACCCTACGGGTCGGAGTCTAATCCAGCTTGATTGGAGAAAACAAGGCTTTAGAATGAAAAACAAAGCTACATCCGAAAAAATCCAATGATCATGCGGGAATCAGACCAAATGGAATTGCAGGATCGACTGCTCAGAATCGAGGCAAAACTCGACAAGCTGACTGATCAGCTATCAGAACTGGGCAGGATCGATGAGCGGACTGATGCCGCCCATGCCCGTCTAGATCGTCATGAGCAGAGGCTCGATTGGGTGGAGCGTGATCACCGCGAACTGGTCGAGCAATTCCAGAAGCAATCCGGCTCAGCGCTCATTTGGGAGCGGCTTGGCTGGATCATCTTTGCCGCGCTTCTCACCATCGCCGGACAGTGGCTCAAGTAAAAATTTTTTGGCGCGGAAAAAACCCGATAAACGCGGCCCCGCATCCTGTTAAACCAGTAAGGGAAGACCATAGGAATGGATACCGACAAAAGGGAAGGAAACCCCAAAAATCTGAACTGGCGTCAGTCCAAGTTTGTGGCCGAGTTTGTTGAGCATGGCAACGCTACCAAAGCGGCCCAAGCGGCGGGCTATTCACACCCGAAACAGCAAGGATCGCGGTTGTTGACTCACGTTGACGTAAACGCGGCTATCGAGGCTCATAAGCGGCATTTGATGGTCAGGGCGGTGGATAAACACGACTGGCTCATGGAGCGTTTGGAGATCGAGGCGCTTAATTCCAAGAACAGCGACTCGGCCCGCGTCCGGTCGCTTGAGTTGATCGGCAAGGTGATCGGCGCATTTGCCCCAGAAAGACAACAGATCGAGACGGTTTCAAGCGGATTCTTTGCGGATTTGGAGCCCGAGGACGATCTGCCCGAGAATGTTTTGCCTTTTAAATCAGAGAGTTGCGGCGATTGAGCGCAACATTACCAATGACAGGCTCTCCGGATCGGCCCCGACCCGTGCGAATCGCGACGAAAGAGGCCCGCGTGAGGGGGGGATAGCAGATGGAAGGTTCGGGCGCGGTCGCGCACCGTGGTTCCATGGGGACTATACCTATCTCCAGAGCCACATTTCGCAACCCCATAGGGGGGGGGAGCATTTTTAGAGGGGGGGCGGTCTTTCTGAGAGTACCCACCCAAAAATACACCGGATGTATGAATTGATACACAACGGATATGCCCATGAAGTACCAGAAAATCCCCGCAAAACCCCCACAATCCTGCGGGACTTCTGTGCTGGGGTCGGAAATTTCCCCCTTAACGGTCTGAAAACAGGGAGTTTTTAAGATGGCTCAGAAAAAAGACCCGCGCATTGCCCGTGCTGGTGTCGCTGGATACAACAAACCCAAGCGAACCCCCAATCACCCCACCAAATCGCACATTGTTGTCGCGAAAGAGGGGAATCAGGTCAAGACAATCCGCTTTGGTGAGCAGGGGGCCAAGACTGCGGGTAAGCCTAAGAAGGGTGAATCGAAGGCGACCACGGCGAAACGCAAGTCATTCAAGGCTCGCCACGGGAAGAACATCAAGAAAGGGAAGATGTCTGCGGCCTACTGGGCCGATAAGGTTAAGTGGTAATGACATACTGGCCGATAAGGTTAAGTGATAATGACATACTGGCCGATAAGGAGAAATGGTGAGCGAACCTCAGAAGTTAAACGACGGGACTGAGGTGACCATCCCCCTTAGAAACCTGATTTCCATTGTCGCGGCTGTGGTTTTGGCTACTTCGGCCTACTTCAGCATTGTCTCCCGCATCCAGTCGATTGAGCAGGAGTTTGCCAAGGCGGCGATAGTCATGGATATGAACACGGAGTTCAGAATACTTTGGCCTCGCGGCGAACTGGGCGCTCTGCCTGCGGACGCTAGGCAGGACATGCTGATTGAGGGTCTTGAGCGGAAGCTTGAGGAGATCCGGAGTTTGCCCAGTAGCGCTCAGCCTGACGTTGATCGCCTGACGATTAGGGTTGATGCCCTGATTGAGCGGGTGGTGAAGCTTGAGCAGAAGGTGGATAGCGCGGAATGAAGCCGGTGGAGGACATCATCGTGATGCTGGTGATTGTCTCGCTGATGATCCCAGCCGCTTTGGTCACGTTTTTTATTCTTGGCGCGTATGTTGCCGAATCCGCGTTTTAAATGGAGTTTGACTATACAAAACGCCAATCAGTGGTTAGATTGGATTCATATTGCCCCCTGTGGGGCCGTAGGAGCGACGATCCAGCCCCTCCCCTTGGGCTTACCTCTCCCCGTGCATCGTTCAACCTGCGGCTTCTCAGGGGCTTCTACAGCAAATAGGGGAAAAACCATGAAATTAGTAGGGTTATTTTTAGCGGTATTGGCGGTAACTGGGTGCGCTTCCACGAACTCAGAGTATTACGAGGCGGTACAGAAGACGGCTGAAGCGAATGCCATGGCGAACAAGGCCAAGTTCGATGCTTTGTCAGCTATCGCGTCATCCGGAGATGGGCAGGCGGCGAGTGCGGCGGTAATGGCTTTGGCCCTGACCCAGACTCAAACGGTCACTCCGATCCCCCAGCAATCTGAAGCGTTGCAGTGGGCGTCCATTCTGGCAACTCCAGTTACCAGTTTGGGCATGATGTGGATGCAGGCTGACTCAGCTAAGACTATGGCGCGGTATAACGCCGACGTGGATCTGGCGAGGGTTTCTGCGGATGCCACGACCCAGCAAGCGCTCTACGGTTCGTTTGTTGCGTCTAACGCAACTACGGCAGACGTTGCACTCGGCGGGTTTAACGCGATGGGGAATATCGACTACACGCCTTTCGTCAACGGCATGGTTGATCTGGGTACTGCTGGCATCACTGGCGCGGTAGATCTGGGCACGGCTGGCTTCGACGCCAACACAGCGATTGCCACGACTGGAATGGACAACCTGACCGCGCTAGGCACTACCGGCATGGACAACCTGACCAACCTCGGGACTGCGGGCCTCGACACGGCGAGCACTCTTGGGGTGGCGGGTATGGAGAACATGCTCAATCTGGACGCCGGTAACAATAATTTGTTCAGCAGTATCTGGAGTGATTACCAGACGTCGATCCAAGCCATCATCGACTCGATCCCCGATCCAGTAATGTGCTCGGCAACCGCTGATCCCAGCACTGGTGCAACGTCAATCACTTGTAACTAATCGTGATCACGATCAACCGATTTGCATACCACCCGACAGGGACGTTGGGTGTTATGACAATCCCCGCACATAAGGTTCACAAGTTCTACACCATTGAGCGCCCTTGGCTGGATAACAAGCCTTTCGAGTCTTGCATCCCGACTGGGGAATTTTCGCTCAAATGGAAGGAGTCTCCAAAGTTTGGTTGGTGTTACGAGGTCGAGAACGTCGAGGGCCGCACCCATATCTTGCTCCACGTTGCTAACTACCCAACAGACGTGGTCGGGTGCATTGGTCTCGGGGAATCCCTGATGGGAGACCGCATAGCCGTAGGAAATTCTAGGGCGGCGATGGCGGCGTTTCACGATGTCACGGGGGGCAGGCCTTGGCAGTTGAGAATCGCAAATGCGCCGTATGCGGCGTTACAAAAAAACTAACTGAGTTCCCGCTCCACGGAAGGGGTGAATACCGAAAACGAACCTGCAAAGAATGTAGCGCGGCTAGGAAGAACGCTTACAGATCTTCTAGTCCAGAGGTCTATTTATTTAGCAGGCTGAACAACAAGGCCCGCAAGATAGAGGGAAGCATCACCAAAGAAGATCTGCGGGCGATGTGGGACGAGCAACAGGGCAAGTGCGCCGTTACGGGACTGCACATGACCTACTACCCCCGCCGGATGAGAAATTCCACGGGGCTGAATGCATCGGTAGACAGGATTGACCAGAGCAAAGGTTACGAGAAGGGCAACGTCAGGCTGGTCTGCTACAGGGTGAATCTCATGCGTCATTCGGGGGAAGACGCTGACTTGTTGTGGTGGTGCAAGCAAATCATTGAGGGGCTAGAGGGTGAATGATCAGGAGTTGATGGAGGCGGCACGGGTATTCAAATCCGACTTCCCCGTGTACGCCAAGAACGTCTTGAAGATCATCAACAAGGAGGGCGAGCGGGTTCCGTTCCGCCTCAACGACGGCCAGAAGATGGTTCACCAGCAACTGGAACAGCAACTCAAGGAGCAGGGGAAGATACGCGCCCTGATCCTGAAGGCGCGACAGGTAGGGATCTCGACTTATGTGGAAGGTCGATTCTTCTGGAAGATTACACAGACACGCAACGCCAATGCGTTCGTTCTTTCGCACCTTGCGGAGTCTACTAACGCGATCTTTAACATGGTGCGCTCGTTCTACGATGGCGTTCCTCACCCAGCTTTCAAGCCGAAACTCAGTAGTCAGAGTGCCGCCACCCTCGTCTTCGATGAGATCAACTCGCGATATCGAGTGGGTACAGCACGATCAACTCAGACAGGGCGAGGACAGACTAACCGCTTTGTCCATGGCTCGGAGGTCGCCTTCTACCCGCAGGGGGCAGACATCGTAGCCGGTCTGCTACAGACGGTAGGCGGCAACGGTAGCGAGGTGATCCTCGAATCCACCGCTAACGGGGCGGGCGGTTGGTTCTACGACCAAGTCATGAAGTCCCTGCGCGGGGAAACCGACTGGATTACCTGCTTCGTCCCTTGGTATGCCATGTCCGAGTACCGCGCCAAGGTGCGCCCGTACTTCGAGCGGACCAAAGACGAAGAGCAGATGGCGGCTAAATACGGGCTGGATGATGAGCAACTCCAGTTCCGCCGCAACAAAATGGACGAACTGGGCGGGCATGACCTCTTCAAACAGGAGTATCCGTCCACTCCGATTGAGGCGTTCCTCACTTCAGGACGCTGTTTCGTGGAGGACGACGTGCTCGCCGACGCGGAAAGGGAGTGCTACACCCCCGACTTCATTGGCGAGTTCCGCAGTGACGGGATGTCAGAGCGCTCCTCCGGCCCGTATCGGGAGTGGTATCCGCCCAACCCAGATGACTCTTATGTTATTGGTGTGGACGTCGCGGAGGGCTTGGCCTACGGGGACTACTCCGTGGCGCAGGTGCTGGACTCGCGTGGCAGGCAGGTTGCTTGTTACCACGGGCACATTGATCCGTGGGAGTGGGGCAACATCGTCGGCATGATCGGCCAGCGATACAACAGCGCCTACATCATCGTCGAGAGAAACAACCACGGCTTAACCACCTTGCGCCGGTTGCAAGAATTGAACTACCCGTCTCTGTTTGTTGAGAGTTCTGTAGACGGTGCATACGGGGACCGCATGACGAAGCGCGGCGGTTTCCTGACTACGAGTAAGACCAAGCCGCTGATCATCGATAACCTCGCCGCGTTACTCCGGCAAAGGGATTCTGGCATTGCAGACCTTGAGTTAGTCAAAGAGTTACGGACGTATGTTATTGACGAAAAAGGGACTACCAATGCTCAAAACGGCTGTTATGATGATCGTGTGATGGCTTTTGCCATTGCCCTCCACGGATTGGCTTCAATGCCTCGACCCAAAGTTTTGCCGGTCGGCAGGCGCTTCAAAACTGTTGACACCGTGGTGGGATGGTAATGGACGAATACCTCGAAGAGGGTGTCGGGTTTGATGTTGAGAATCCGGACGGCACTCAAGAGTCAGAATTACAATCGCTTGGTGCAAGGCTTATGTCCTTGTTCACCGAGTACAAGGATGCCCGTAAAGAAACTGAAGATGAGTGGATCAAGGATCTGCGTCAGTTCTCTGGGCAATACGACCCCAGCACCTTAGCTCGTCTGGAGGAAGCCTCCGGATCCCGAAGCAAGGTCTTTGTCGGACTCACTCGCACAAAGGTTATGGCCGCGTACAGCAGGCTTGTTGACCTGTTGTTCCAGAGTGGTGACGCATTTTTTGGCGTAACGCCTACGCCTCGACCCAAGATCAACCCACTGAAGCGGGCAGAGATGCAACAGTTGTTGATCCAGAACATCGTGCAGTTGGGGCAAGGCCAGCCTGAAGAGGTGATCCGTCAGGTTCTTGCCGAGAACGAAGAGCGCATTCGTCAGGGCTTGCAGGAACAAGAAGAGCGGCTGGCCATGATGGCTTCTGAGGAAATGCAGAAGGACATCGAAGACCAGC